CATTGAGCAAAATTACTCAATGCTTTGCGTAAAAACTATCGGTGGACATCCACCAAGTTAATCAAATGCTCCATTGAAAATTTAACAATGTAAGTTAACTCACCGCATACAATAATTGTCAGCGGCTTTTTTGGTGTGCTGCGATTGTCAGGCATCATGCAATCAATTTTGTACAAACATACCGGAAATGTCGGCTCTTGATACAAATCAACTTCCGAAGGTGCAATCCCCATTTCATAAAGCGCATCTTCCATTTCATCCCCTGCAATTACTTCCAAACATAAAGGTGTGTGAAACATTAGTAAACTCTCCCTTCTATTATGCGGTAGTTTTCTACGTGGAAATTTCGGTTAGGTAATACGGTCACGATAGCACCACCATGATTTTGTTTGATGTAGCCGTATGGATTGTATTCAGGGGTTAACGTGCAATGACACCCGGTGGAGAAACAAACAATCTCATCACCTTTCAAGTTGTTTTCGTGGTGTGATGAAGTTTGGTGGTGGTGGCCGATAAGCAGCGAAGATTTTGCCCTCATAAATGCACCCCTTGCCGGGTTAACCGGAGCCATGATTGACTTTTGAAATTCGTGGCCGTGCAAGATGTCAAGTTTTCCGGCCTTTATTCTTTCCCTGAACACTACTTTGATGTCGTACTTTTTCAAGTGCAGTTGTTCTTCCAAAGTTATGCCATCTAAATCTTCAATGGCACGGGCATTGCTTAACAAATAGTGGCGCATCCTTTCTTCGTGGTTACCGAACTTGTACCAAATCGGAATGGTTGGAAACTCCTCACGTAGTAACTGGAAGAAACTGCGTGTCATGATTAACTCCTCACGGATGCTGGGTCGTTTGGTTTCCTGTAAAAAGCGGCTCACCATGTACATATCAATAATGTCACCGTTCAGCACAATGCCTGTGATACCTTTTTCTTTGCCGTATTCAAGTGATGCCTGAATGGCAAGTGGATCATGTTCAGGGAAGTGAATGTCGGACATGACAAGATACTTTCCTGATGGCAGAACCACATCCTTTCGGACTGGCAGCTTTGTGTAAAGCCCAAACTTTTTCAGGCCTTCTTCGATTGTTGATTTACCGGGCATATTTTCAGTGTGTTTTTTACCATACTTTTGGTCGCCAAACGAGTTGGTGCATTTACGTATAGTGTTACGCACAGCGTTAACGGTTGGCCATACACCGGGGTTTTGTTCGTAAATGAGTTTGGCGAGTGTTTGTTTTGGCAACATCAGCTGCCCATCGAGCATGTGCTGCTGCATTATGCTCTTGACGATTTCTATTTTAGTCATCTATCTATAAAAGTAGTTAGCCCCTGCGATTGCTAACATCCACCAAAAAGTCGATGAATGCTAACAAGGCAGGGGCAATATACAACATTAAACCAAATACCATCTAATTTGTTAGGGCTGTGCCGTTTAATTCATCCTGCCACACCCTTATTTTGAACCATTCATCTACGCTGGGGATGTCATCAGGCATTTGGGTGTAATCGTAGGGATGTGCTTCTGTGGCTTCATCCTCGCATGGTGGCTGCCATTGTTCTATTGACTTGGGGGTTTCACGTCTATTCAGCATGACCAATCTCCTTTAATGCAATGGTGTCACTTCCTGCGACATAAACAGCAGGTTGAATGATATCCCCATCATCGGTAACAGGCAACACCCCTTTTTCTTCGGACTTGTATGCCCACTTTGCCATATCTTCAACGGATGCAAGTTGGTTTTTTACCATAACCCATTCGTCAAGGTGGTCAAACTTCCACCGACCTGCACCTGCCCGGCATTGGATTTCAAAGCCCATGTGCTGAAATGTCTTGCCGTACATCTGTGCTTCGTTAATGGCCTGTGATTGTATCTGCTCCTTTGCCGCTTTGATTTGCTTTTCAAGGCGAGTGAGGTGGCAAAACGCATCCAAAGCGGATGCGTTGCCTTCCTCAACATCAAACATCAATTTAACTACATCTGTCATGGCTTCAATATTATTACCTCTTTGAAGTTACCGAGATTTACCCACTCAACCAGCTTGGTCAGTTTGTCCTGCGCCCAATCGGGAATATACTTGTCGTTGCATTCAATGAATACCTTTGGGTAATCGTACAGGCAGCGGCCCAATCCAAACTGCACCGCAGCCCTTTTCATTGCATCCGAGATACCGCCCTTTTCAGGTTCGATGTTTGTCTTTGATGCACCATCTTCCCGATAGATTGTTTTCAAAACAGCTTCGTGGTCATCTGTATAGTGTACAGTCAGGCGGCAGATAAAGCCGTTGGTTATCTCCCTGAACTCCGATGTCCAATTTGTCGGCCCGAAGGCAGCGTCAAAGCGTTGCATTACACAGCGATTGTTGATGTAAGGCACGACAATCATTTTTCCCGTGCTGGTGACTGATTGCACACGCCATTCGATTTCGTTTGGCTGAATAGGTGCGGTTAGTGTTTCATTCATATCCTTGGTTTTTTAAAGTGTTAGTTTAGTTTTTGCCTTGTTTTTCTAAATTCTCAGTGTGGATTGTACCCAAAATGCGGATCAGCGTTGGCAGAATTTCAGCAGGAATGCTCACGCATTTGCGGCCATCTTTGCCGGGGTGAAACTCTTGAAAAACATAGACAGTGTCGCTGTCATCTTCCCAGTCAATGCGGTAGGTGACATCATCGTGTTCGAATTTGGCAGAGTAGCTGCCTGTGTGTGTTACTTTTATTTTTGTTTCCATGATGCAAATGTAATATACTTTTTTATATTTTCAAACTTTCTGCAATTTTTTTTATCAGGTCATCCGAAATCGGTTCAGCGTTAAATCCTTTCTTCCGATATTTTTTGAGTGTCTTTTCAAGTTCCTCATCAGGCACTGGCTCAAAAGACATCATCTGGTCTTTCCAATACACCACCGTTTTATATCCCCGTGTTTCAGTTGACATTCACAATATCAAAAGCCGTGTCAATTACCTGCTGTTCCTTTTTGCTTTTATACTTGCTTGGATTGTTCAGGGCCTTAATCACGGTGGCATAACTTGCCACACCTTTACAAGCATCAACCACCTGCATCTTCATGCCTTTACGTGCGTGTGCAATAAAGTGTTTTCTTTTATCCTCGTGTGTCATATCTTGTGTTTATATTCAGGGTTGGTCGTTTCTTTTTTAGTTGCGATTTTCAGCAGGATAAGGTAGCCGATAAGGTCATTCAAAGTGTCTTCATCGGGTGCTTCCATCCCGGTTGTTTTGATGCGGCTCAACTTGTCATCAATGCGGACAAGAAGCTGCTCGGTTGTGGATGCCTTGCTGAAAACTCGCACCGGATCCAGTGCGGAGTTTCCATACTTGACATTCTTTTCCACCAACATTGAGCAGATTTGGTCGCAGGTTTCAATGATTTTGTTTTGCATTAGAACGGTAAATCGTTGCTATTTTGGTTGTACATTGAGTTCGCATACTCCTCTTTTGCTGCATCAGGAATACCGCTTTTGCTGGGTGTTACATTTTTGTAACTTACATTTTTAGCACCCCCAACATAGGTTGCAGGTTTCTTCGCTTCCCGTTCTTCTTTTGACTGCGACAGGGCAATGTAGTGAGTCTCACCGAATTTTCCTTCGGTCTTTCTTTCAGCACATACGAGCTTGATGTACTTCTTTCCGTTCTTGGCGGTGGTGATTGCCTCACTGGGCAGGTCACTTAAACATATATCGAGTATTAACATGGTGCAAATATAGTTATTTAAATCTGTTCTGCAAAGTTTTGATAAGCATTTTTCACCGCTTCAACCTTCCGGGCAAATGATTTATCAAAAGTCATCAGGTTGTCCACCGTTTCAACGCTGTGTATCACGGTGCTATGGTCACGGCCACCGCATAATTGACCGATTTTCTTCAACGATAACGAGGTTTTATGCCGCAAAATCCAAATGAATATTTGCCGCAATTCCAACACCTCACGTTTACGGGCTTTCACCTTGATAAATTCGGGCTGATAGTACGGAAATACAGACCTGATTGCAAGGTGTGTGGCCTTGATATGCTCATCATCTTTGTCAATGTCCTGTACTTTCAGCACGGTTTCCAATTCCCTGATGCGAATTTGCTGGTGTCTGATTACTTCTTTCATTCTGTCGATTTCACTTTGACGAAATGTTGTCCTGCTGTTGCGCTGTGGTGCTTTGATTTTTATTCTCATGGTGCAAATATAGTTATTTATATTTAATTAAAAAATGTATTCTACCGTTTTACCCATAAAATTGCATTGCAGAGTTCCAGTCATCCCGTTACGGCACTTGCTGATAATGAGTTCAGCGTCTTCAAGTTCAGGGGGGTTGCCGCCATTCTTTCGTGCTTCGTAGTAATCAGGGCGGTAAGGGAATAACACCGTGTCGGCATCCTGTTCTATCGCACCAGACTCCCGTAGGTTTGCCAATTTTGGGCGGCTGTTACCTTCCTCTGTACCCCTGTTCAACTGCGACAAGGGCATCACCGTACATCCGCACTCTTTGGCTATCAGTTTGCATTGCCTACTTATGTTGGCAATTTCCTGCTCACGATTTTTGCCCCCGGTGCTTTTAACCAACTGCATGTAGTCAATGATTACCAGTGTGGGTTTTACTTTCATGGTTTTAATTCGGGTTTTTATTTGGGCAATGTCCAGCATTGTGCTGTCTTCAATTTGAAATTTGTAATCAATCAGCAGTAATTCACGTGCAATATTCTCCAATTCAAATTCATTCACATCAGCGTTGCGGACTTTCAGGTTGTCCACACGGCCAAGGGATGAAAGTATGCGGTCTGCAAGTTGTTCTTTGCTCATCTCCATGCTGAACATTATAACCCTGCCACCCAGTTTTGCATGGGCAATCCCGATGCTGACTGCGAATGCTGTCTTACCCATCCCGGGCCGACCTGCAACGACCACATTTTCACCGGGCACAAAACCACCAATGTATTTGTCAAGTTTAGTAAACCCGGTTGGCAATCCAATGGTTTTGATTTCGGACTTGCTTCGTTTCTCCAAGTTGTCGAAGCGGTCACCAAGTAAAGTGATCAGGTCAATGGCTTGTCCGCTTTCGGTCAGTTGTATTTCATCAATCATTTTTTGAGTGCTGCTGATACTTTCTATAATATCGCCACCATCCTGCATGAATTTTACCTGATTTGCCATGCAGTCAATCATCGTTTTACGGATAAATTCCTGATGCAGCATTGCAACCAACCGGGTAATACTTTCCCCTGTGTAGTAGTTGTTCAGCCTTGCGATGTCCATTGCCATGTCACGGTGCTTCATTACCACCGCCACGTTGTCAATATGCTCGTTATTAATGTACATTGCCTGAATGGTCAAACATAGGGTGCGATATTTGGGTACTGTGAACCATTCGCTTCGTACCGTTGCGGTTAAATCAAGCTGCTTACCTTGCAGCCATGTGCCGAGAATTTGTTGTTCTATCATTCTAAATATTTTATGGCCTTCGCCTGTTCAACTTCCATAGGTTTTAAAAATGGGATGGTGTTTGCAAGTTTGGTTTTCCAGTTCTTAATCTTTTTGCCGTGACCATCAACCCATCCAGCTTCCACCCATTGATTGTATTTGGCTTCAATAGGGTAACGATAACCGGGTTTCAGTCCTTTCATTCCGTATTCGCAAAATTCTTCAAGCGTAGGTATTATATTCTCTACATTCTTTTCATTCTTATAATTCTTATCATTCTTGTTTGTTGTCAGTTGTTTGTCAGTTGATTGTCGTTTGATTGTCGTTTGAGTGACGTTTTGTTTGTCACTTTCTTCATCAGCAATTTGGTAACACTCATATTTACAGACACTTACAAGGGTAAATTTGTTTGTCGTTTTTACTTCAATTTCACCTGTGTTTTCAAATTTTTTTAGCAATGTTCTAACAGAACGCTGTGAAATGCCCGTGGCTATTGACAAGTGACCTATTGAAGTAATGAGCTGACCACGTTTAACATCATGACCTTGCCACATTTTGTCAGCATGGTTTGCCTTCAAAAGAATGTATAAAAATAAATGCACGGCTTCCGAGTTGCCGAACCATTGCCATTCTATAAACTTCCTGTGTATCTTAATCCAGCCGTTGCTCATAATTTTGTGTATATGTATTTAACCAATCTTGCATTTCATCAATAAAACCTTGTGCTGTTTCCGCATCTAATGTAATGGAAAGCTGTTCGTGACTACTTGGATTTTCAATCATAATTGTAAGGCCTTGCGCTCCTGACCATGTGCTGATTTGATTTGAGAAATCTGCATCGTGAAATAAAATTGTTTTGTTCATTTTGATATTTGTTTAAGGGTTAATTTTTTGCATTGGTTGTAATAGATGATTTGCAGGTCAAGTTTCATCCATAAGTACTCACATTGTAATAACGTGATGACCTGATTTTCTCGCCTGTAATTTTCATACTCTTTGCGCAGTTCTAACTCTGCGATTTGTTCGTCACAATATGTGACCGGTAATGGTGTGGGTTTGTAAATATTCATAAAAAAAACACCCACACTTTCAAGAGTTGAACCCGGCCCCAAGATAGCCGCCTCTTTACTTGCGTGGGTGTTGATTATATTTTTTCTCATTTGCTTGGTTTTCGGCAGGGGGTTCAGTCCTGTTGTTCCGATATGCAATTATAAAACAAAAATTTTAGATTTCCAAATTTATTTTTATTCGTTGCAGTACTGCTGACGTTCGTGGTAATCAATGTCGCTTTGTTCGTCACGTTCCCATTCGATTGTTTGGGTGATGTACCATTGCCATCCCTTTTCCCATTCTTTGAAGTCATCGGAGTTCAGTTCAAAAGGATTTTCTCCATTTGTTCCCCAGTAGTTGAATTGCTGACAGGCCTCATAGCCCATTTCAAAAGGTGTTTTTGTGTTTTCCATGCTGCAAATGTAATATACTTTTCTATACTTGCAATACTTTTTGTTAAATTATTTGTGTTAAAGTTATCCACAATATAATAAAATAGATGAAATACGAATAAACTTTGTGCAGTGAAGAAGCATACGAAGGTATATCTTGACCATTTCGGCTATGACAAAAGCGATTTCATCCCATGTGAGGTGTGTGGCGCACAAGCTGTGGACATTCACCACATCGAAGCCCGGGGTATGGGTGGAAGCAAACACGCTGATGTAATTGAAAACCTGATGGCATTGTGCAGAAAAGACCATGCCCGGTATGGGGATAACAAGTCATTCAAAGATTGGCTCAAAAAAGTTCACGCTTTAAAACTTGAACAGGCGCACAGAGATACTGATTGAGTTAGCCAATTCCAAATGGCTTCCTGACTTCTGTAACAAAATAGGGTC